ATATATTATATTTGTCAAAAGATTATTGCTGTGGGGATTTTAACGAGAATAGACAACGGAATATCGGCTTTTAAGTCTGCGTTTATGGGCAGTAGCGTTGCGCCTATCTATGCAAGGTTGAGTAATGGCACGCACTCCTACAACTACGAAACGGAGCGTATGGGCGTGTTATCGTTCTTGGGAATAGGGAAAACTTACTTTTCACCAAAGGAAGACTATAAGGCTTACTACATAGATGGCACTTTCCTATCCGACTGCATCAATCTATATGCAGATTTTGCTTCACAAGTGAGAATCCAAGAGGTGGATGACAAAGGCGAGGCTGTGGAAAATTCCGAATATCTGAAATTCCTCAATGAGCCGAACGAGTTTCAAAACCAGACCGATTTCATCAAAGAAATGGTGGTTAATCTGCTCACGACTGGAATGTCTATCCAATACGGCAACTTCTTTAAGAACGGCAATTTAAGAGCCAGTCCTTCGCTTTACAACTTGGAATTTAACAACATCAAATTCCCTGAAATAAAAGACCCTTACACGCTCACAAGGGACAAAATAAAGACTTTAAAGGTGGTAGAAACTCTTGCTGATGGTGTGCAGAGAACGAGGGAACTGCACGAGTTGGCGTTCTTCTACGATACCATAGCGAAAAAGAATTACCGAGGAGATGGGACAAAGAACATGTATTTCAATCCTATATCAAGGATTTCTTCTATTCTCTACTCTATTCAGACTATTCTAAATAGCGAGGATATGATGTGCTTTCTTACTTCTAATCCTGTGAATACTATCATCAGCAGAAAGGCAACAGGAGCAGGCATTGCGCCTTTGAGTGGAGACCAAAAGAACGATATAGAGAGTAAACTCAACGGAAGAGGAAGGTATGGCGCTGGAATGGGTAAGGCTGGCGATGTTATCGCAACGAATGAAACTTTGGAAAGGTTAGACCTCACAAGGGACAATAAGAAGCTGCAAACCATAGAGATGCAGGAGAATGCCAAGGAAAACATCCGAAACAGGTATTTGATTCCAAAAGACTTCTTTGGTGGAAGCACCTATGAAAACCAGCAGTTTGCAGAGGCTAAATTCATCTTAGGGAATGTAAAGACCATAACAGACAACTGGCTTCAAGAACTGACCAACAAGTCGCCTAAATACTTCAAGGAGCGAGGAACAAGGTTGATAGGAACATACGACCACCTGCCGAGTGTAATCGCCATTAAAACCAAACTCAAAAATGAGGGCTTTAAATTCAAAGCAGAAGCATTAGTGTCACTTTTAGGAGCATTTGAAAAGGCGCAGGAATTGGGCGTAAGCAACGACTTTGAGCAGTTTGTCAAAGAGCGAGGCTTTGAGGATTTTATAAATAATCAGTAATGGACAAAAACACACAAAAGATAAACGAAAAACTGAAAGACCCTAAAACCAATCCTGAACTGGTGCAGAGTCTGAAAGACAAGAAAAAGATTTTAGAGAAAAAACAAATCGTGAAGAAATGATGATAAGAGCAAAAGAGATTCCTAACAGAACATTCGAAACAAAAGAGGATATGTTCAAGTTCCTGAAAGAGAATAAGAACTTCCTTATTTCACAAAAGAAAATGGCAGTGAAGCTGTCAGACCCTTTTGCGTTTTCTTTTGCCATAAATGAAAAGGGCGAAACGATTAAAACGACAGAAGTGTCACCTGAAGAGATAAACACTATCAGGGTAAAGGCAGTTATCAACTCTACCAACATCTATGATTCCCACGGAGATGTTTCCATTAACGGAAGCTGGAACAGAACAGCCAAAAATTCCAAGAACATCTACCTGCTGAAAGAACACAAGATGAATTTTGAGAATATCATCAGTGATGAAGTGGAAGTAAGAGTAGAGAAATTCAACTGGAAAGACTTGGGCTTTAACTACCTTGGAGAAACAGAATGTTTGGTATTCTACGCCACGCTGAAAAAAGACAGAAACCCTTATATGTTCGGACAATATGCCAAAGGATATGTGAAAGAACATTCGGCAGGGCTTCGCTACATCCAGTTGGAATTGGCTATCAATTCAGAGGCAGAATGGGATGCAGAGGAAAAGGCAGTTTGGGACAAATATTATAATGATATTGTAAATAAGGAAGATGTAGATGAATACGGCTATTTCTGGGCTGTAACAGAACAAAAGATAATAGAGGGAAGTGCTGTTGTAAAAGGCAGCAACTTCGCCACTCCAACGATACTTGTAGAACCCGTCACTGACACTTCTACTGCAAAAGAGGACTCGGATAATTCCACTCCTAAAAGTGTGATTGAAAATTATTTAGTAACCCTTTAAAATTTTAGAAAATGAATTTTGAAAAGAAATCTTTAACAGAAATTGCAAAGATGTCAGATGAGGAAAAAGAAAAGTATTTCGCTGACAAAGAGGCTTTTGAAAAAAGCCAAAGAGAAGCAGAATTGGAAACCCTAAAAACTGGGATTGAAAATGTTATCGCTACAAACCAAAAAGAAACACAGCAGTCTGTGGACAATGTGTTGAGAATTGTGGAAGAAATCAAAGCTACACAAGGAGGTCTTACAGAAGAGGCTTTAATAGAAGCAATAAAGAAAAACCACGAGGCGATTAAAAAGGCTTACGAGTCTAAATCAGGTGTGGTGGAGATTGAGTTCAAACAAGCTGCGCCAATCACTACTGGTGCTGTAACATTGGGAACGGCTCCTAATATCTTAGGAACACAAATTGCGCCTGTTTCTAATGTTAATCTTCGTGGAATGGACATTGATAATTTCGTGTCTGTATTGCCTACTTCACAGCCTGTATACGCTTATACAGAGGTAGTTCCAAAGGACGGAAACTACGAGTTTGTGGCAGAGGGTAACAAGAAGCCACAGATTGACTTCAAGGTTTCAACAGAATTTGCGAAGCCAAAGAAAATCGCTGCTTGGATGCACTTAACAGAAGAGTCTGTTTACGACATCAAAGGATTGGAGGGCGTAGCAAAAGACTACTTGAAGAAAAAGCACGACCTATTCAAAAACAAGGCTATCTTGTTCGGTGATGGTGCAGGAGAAAATCCAAAAGGAGCGACTAAATATGGTCGTGCGTTCGTTGCAGGTTCTATGGCGCTAAAAGTGGTAAAACCTAACTTCATGGATGTGGTGAATGCAGCGGTGACTGACATCGCTACAACTCACAACTACGAGGATGAAACGCCATACATGGCAAACTTGGTGCTTGTAAATCCATCAGACTTCTACTTGGAATTAGTAGCAGCAAAAGACAACGAGGGAAGACCATTGTATCCAACGGCTTCGCTATTCAACACAGTGGTAATCGGTGGAATGGTTATCAAGTCTGATGAGTCTATTCCACAAGGTAAAATCTTCGTGGGAGACCTTAGCAAGTATAACATCACTGACTACCTGTCTTATACAGTGAGAATCGGATGGATAAACGATGACTTCATCAAGAACCAGTTTGTAATCTTGGGAGAATCAAGATTCCACGCATTCGTGAAGAAACTTGATGAGAAAGCATTCATCTATGATGATATTGCGACTATCAAAACAGCAATTACAAAAGCGTAAGTATGGAAGTAAAGCTGTTGAGAGACTGGGGCGACCATAAGAAAGGCAGTGTTCTGAATATCTTGGACGCTACTGTGATAAAAGCAGGTTTGGAAGTAGAACTTTTCGAGCCAGCAAAGAAAGAGGGTAAAGACAACAAGAAACAAGCTGAAAAATAGATACTAAATGCTGATAGACAAAACATATTTTAAAGGCGATTTGCTTATTCCTAACCTGAATGAGCCAAATCCTGATGAAAACACCACTGCGGTGAATTTAGATGAGTTGATTGACAAGGTAGAGGAAGAAGTTTTGTCTTTCAGTTTTGGTGTCAAAATGTGGCTTGATTTTAAGGCTAAATATCAGGAGGACTCTGCTAACCTGCCACAAAATTATAAGGACTTGCTGTACGGCAAGACTTACACAAGTGAGGCTAACGGCAGGGAGGAAACTTTGGTTTGGAAAGGTTTAATCCAAGAAAAACAAAAGGAGTCGCTACTGGCGTATATAGTCTATGTAGTCTATAATATGCACAATGTAACCCAAACTACGGCTTTTGGGCAAACGAAGATAGATACAAAAGTAGGCACCGCGGTAAGCATCTCTCCTAAAATGGCGAGGATATATAACGATTTCATCTATCAGTTATACGGAGAAGTAAGGAGTGATAGAAGTGGATTGACATTGGAGGGAAACCCTTATTGGAATTTAGGCAGAGGGATAGACTACCGCGGTTTTCAGCCTACAAGTGGCTATGTTTCGCTTGTAAGGTATCTTTTGGATAATGTAGAGGACTACCCTCTGTTTGATGCTAATTATCTGAAATTCGGAGGAGAAATAACAAATGAATTTGGGCTATGATGATAAACCACAATTTACTGCTGTATAGTCTTTTTGAAGATGCCTTTAAAGTGAGTTTCAAGGGCAAAGAATACACAGCAAATTACGGAGAGGCGGATTTGTTTGAGCTTTGGAAACTGCTCCAAAGTAAGAAACAGAAATACCCTGTAATTTGGTTGCAAACAGGATACAGCGTGGTTCACGATGTAAAGGGACAAAAGACCAAACTCAAAGGTATGAGGTTTTTCTTCATCACGCTGGGTTCGGAACACGCCTTTTACAAGGATAGGTTTAAATCTACCTTTGAGGAAGTGCTTTTGCCTTTACTCGGTTCATTCTTGGATAAGATAAGAAAGACTAACGGAGTATCTTTTGAGGAGGATAACTACTCATTTGTTTCACTGCCTTTTAATGATATATCAGAATTAGCGAGTAGAGAGAGGGACTACGGCAACAAGAGAGGAAGCCAAACGACCACTACGCCTGATATATGGGATGCGATAGTGCTGGATATCAGTCTTAATATAGACAATGAATGCGTAAATGTTCAATCTTTTAAAATTTAAAAACTTATGCTTAAAAAAAGCTTCTGCGGTTCAGCAGAGATGATAGCACGACTTGGAGGTGCATTTTGTGGAGAGAAATTGGTTACAGGGTTTGCACTTCTTGACAGAAGAGTGGAAATAGACCCTGCGACTTTCAACAAGACAGCATTGGATAAGATTATCCAAGAAGATAAATTCATTGGTAAAATATCTTTCTTCAATGTGGAAGATAACGACCAAGAGGCAGATTACAACACATCTGTAAGAAAGGAAAGAAGCCGTTCAATCCCTGGGACAAAAGGATACAGATTTACTTTTGATAAAGGTTCTTATTTCCAAAATGAATTGGCAAAATTGGACAACAGCGACAATTACAGCTTTGTGCCAATCTTTGAAGATGGTTCTGCACTTTTTGCAATTAAAGCAAATGGTAAGTTGATAGGCTTTGCTTGTAAGTTATTCGTGGGAGTTAAGAAGTTAAAAACTACTTCGGAGGTGTCAGGTTCTACATTAGAAGTGGACATCTTACCTGATGCTATGATTTATTGGCAGAAGTCTGAAAATGTGTTTGAAAGTGATGAGTTTTCTTTCAATGAGATTAACCCAATCATCAAATTGGCAGTATCTACTGGGGTGCTTACAAACACGGCTACAACTACCAAAGTGAAAGTAACAGAGGCATTCTCTAATGCTAATGTAACAGGGCTTACTGATGCTGCGAAATGGAAGATAGAGGAAGATGGAGTGATTAGTAACATCACTAATGTTGCCTACGATGCATCAGCGCAGGAATATACTCTTACTCACTCGGCTCTTGCTACTGGTAAGAAAGTGAGATTTATCACTTCCGATAATGGATTGAGAGTAATCAGCCTTGATACGAACTACTATACAGGGGAAAGTGAACTTAAATCCGTAGTATAATGGAGTTAAAGATTGGGGCTTATACTTTTGGAAATATGGAAAACTTCAAAAGTAAGAAAGAAGCCAAGGAATACATCTTGGGGATATACCCTACTCTTAACGAGGAAGATGTAGAGAAAAGCTTGAAACCTTTATTTAGACATGAGCGAGAAACTAATCAATCCGATAACATTGCTGAAGCGCATTCAGGCAGCGAAAAGAGCGTTGCCGGAGATAATGCGGACGACAATGGAAGGGAGAAAAAAGGAGCTGGTAAATCTAAATAAGGAAAACCTTATGCAGGGGAAAGATAGCGAGGGCAATGATATGCCACGCTATCAAAACCCTGAATATGCACATTTCAAAACCTCTATTAACCCAAATAATAGGGGTTTTTGGGATTTGCGAGTGACTGGACAATATCAGAGCTTTGTAGATGTTATCATACATCCTGCCGTTATCTTCTTCAAGAATGATTTGCAGAATGAAAAAGCCGAATGGCTGCATAGCAAACTTGGAAAAAGACACTTGGGGGTGACCGAGGAGCAAGGCTATCAGTTTCAGTTGGACAACAAGCCAGAAATAAGAAAAAAGATATTAGATATCATAAACAATGGCGTGTAATTGCAGCAAACCGATAACCAAGAGCGAGTGTGCTATGCTTCGTGAGTTTAACGAAGATGGGCGTATGTTTATCTATCATATCTTTGATGATAGAGGTCTTGTGGTGGCTTATGTGCCAAAGGGCGAAAACCCTAACGATATAGCCCACGAGCGAGGCTTTTATAACGAAAAAGGAGAATTAGAATGGTATCTAACCTCCGAACATCCCTGCTTATGGGAATAAAAAAACACCTAATTAAAGGTGTTTTATTTTTTATCTTTGTTTTGTGCAGTAGTAGGTAAATATAGAATTAAGACCATTTGCATCTTGTCTCATCATTCCTATTTCTACATATTGCGAGCCTCTGTATTCAGTCTTTTGGATATAAAATAAAAGTTTTTTACTATTTCTTCCTGCATATGGAAATCTATCATGAATATCAGGGAAAAACTCTTCGTGTTCGCCGTTTTCATCTGTCCAATATACGATATTTCCTTCTCTCAATTCTAACTTGTATTTATTAGCAGGAACTGACTCTTTGTAGCCTGTAGAGTTGTTTTTATAATGAACTATATAAGAGCCTTTTATTTCTTCTGTGAAAGGAACTCCTATTATTCTTGGTTGTTCTTGTGGTGTTTCATCTGAATTTCTACTACACGAAACGATTGAAAATAAGCTGAATACAGCGATAAATAAGGTAAATATTCTATTCA